GTGCTACGCCGCGCAGCAGACCTGTGGCCTCGTTGATACCTTCAAGGTCAGCATCACCGGGGGGAGCCTCGCCTGGGGCGCTCGGCAAAGCATCCTCACCTGGGGACTCAACCCCAGGTGGCGCTGGTTGTTCTTGCGGCATGAAAGCCTCAGACACGATCTCCTCAATGGATCTGCCTCGCTGCCTACCTAGAATTATTTGAGACAAGCGCCCCAGAACCTCGCCAGGATCTTGACCGTTCTGAGCTAGCACGGGTATCGCCTGTGCGTACCCGGCTACTGCCTGCTTCAGCGCGTCCCTCATCTCTTCGATGTCTACGCGCTGCTCTTCCTCGGTGGCGTTCAAAGCGAAAGGCATTTGTCGCCGCAAGAAGTCTCTACTAATGAGACGGTCACCACGCGCTTGCAATCCGAAAACAAGCGCACGGTTGGGATCCAGCCCAGCCATCAGGCCGTACTGGACATCTACGGTGTAGTCGCCCTTGATGTCTTTCTCAGGGCGGTACTTAATCTCATACGGGGTTCCGTCTGCGTTGCCGCGCACAGTCTTGGACTCCGACCCGAACAACTTCTCGTCCACCATGAAGGCTTTCTGGACGAGAGACTGCAGGGTGCGGGAGAACATTGCTTGCCCGGTACGGATCTGCGTGTCGAAGCCCGACATGAGGGCTTGCACGCCACGACCTGTGACCACGGAGGAGTCGATGTTGCCGTTGCGTGCGTCGGGGTAACGCGCACCAGAGCGCAGTTCCTCATCGAGTAGACCCTGCTGCGCGAACGCCTCGCGGGGCACATCGAGCGGGACGCGGCGAACCTGCTGCCCGTTGCCTGTGCGGATGACGCTGTCGGGGCCGAGTGCTAGTTCCTGAGCGTCGGGTGGCAAAACAATGGGGGCTTGGACGGACTTCTGCGCGGCCTCGAGGCTCAACAGCGCGAAGCGTGCCTTAGCGACCTGCACGGCGAGGACATCATCGAACTGCCCGTGGGAGTCGCTGTCTACGCCGGGGCGCTGCGTCCACTCAACCATGCACTCACCGACAGGGTTGGGTGTCTTCTCAAGGATGATGCCGTCACGGGACGGCAGGAACAGGATGTCTGCGTCCTTGTCGTGGTAGCGAACCACCTCGACCAGCTCGGTGCCGGTGCTTTGGCGAGCGATCAGGTTTTCAGCCTGCGGGTACATCGCGATCAATTCGTCACGAGTCTTCATAAACGAGAAGTACGCGGCAGTTACCTCACCCCAGCGGTTGTACACCGGGTACGCGCCCACGGAATCCATGAACGTGATGCGCGGCATGCGGTTCTCGAAATCGATCTCCACCATCGACGGCACGAAGCCGTAGGTGAAGTACCGATCCGAAGCCTGATACATCTGCTTCTGGATGCTGGAGAAGTCCAGGTAGCCGTTGACGATGCGGGTGCGCTTCTCCGCGAACTCGCGTGCGCTATCCGACACCATCTTGCTTGAAGCGCAGTTGAAGGCGGGTAGGGGAGCGAGAACCTCAGCGAGGTCACGAGCCGCAACATCCACCATGTTGGCGACGATGCCCCGATCAAAGGGGCCATCAGGGAACAAGTCGGGGTACACATCACGCATACGCCCCTGCCGCACAGCGAGAACATCCTGCATGCGCCCGTCACGATCCGCGTACCTCGCGGTCATGCGGTCGTAGCCGGCCTTCAGCTCGCGGATCTGCATCTCAGACGGAGCAGCGTCCATAAATGGCGTAGCCATCGATTCGTACATCAATGAAATCTCCTAGACACCAATCGGTTTCCATGCACCCGCTGCTTCAGCATCGAGCAGGTTCATGGTTGATTGCTGCTGCTTGTCCCACGGCGTGAGGAACGGGTTATTAACGTGGCTGCGCGTGTAATTCGACATCAACGTGACACGGTCACGGCACGCAAGCTCGGCGAACCACAGGCTCATAACGATGTCGGTCTTCGCCGTTTTAGGTAGGGCCGGTGCCCAAGTGATCAGTTGCTCGATCATCGTCTTGATCGTTTCCTGCCCGTGCGTACTAGGCAGCTCAATGAGGTGGTGCTTGTCCTCCCAGCCATTCCACAACACCGTCATGGAGGCCACACCGAAATCAACGTCATGCTTGTTCTGGCCCGTGAAATGCGGCCTAATGACCGAGCCACGAGCGGCGCAGAAATCATTCAACTCACGGTCATGCACCAAGAAGCCCTGGAAGCCGTTCTTCTCAATACGCCACTCAGAGATACCGAACCGGACAGTCCAGTCCTTGATCAAGTCCCGCATCTGCTCCGGTGTCATCGCGGCCTGGTTGTGGACATCTAGCACGTACCGCTTTTGCGTCGCGGGATCCAAGCCAATAACCGTCACAGCCGTGTGCCCCGCCGTAGCCGGGTCAAGCCCAGCCACGATGATCAAGCCATCCATGCCGTTAGGCCGGCAGTTCACCATGCCCTTCGGCATCACACCCGCCATACGGTTGCCGTTGATGCTCGCCTTAATCGCGTCAGGGCTAAAGATCGAGTCCTCAGCAACCTGCTGCTGCTGGTACACCATCGCCCACGCACGAGGGGACATGCGCTTGCGCTTCTTACTCAATCGCGGCCCGTCCCACTTCGGGTACAAGCCATCCTCACCGGGCTGCGGGTCACGAACACCAGGCTCAGGCTGGTTCGAGCGAGGCCACAAGGTCTCCCAGTCAGCCGGGTCATCAGCTGCCTGCAGCAAAGCTGGCATCGCCAGGTACGTCCACGGCGACTCCTCATCGGGGTACCGCTGCGGGTCACGCACCTCCGAGTACAAGTCCTTACTGGACAACCGCGTACCCACCATCAGCATCGAGCCGGTAGACGAGATACGAGAGATTACTTCCGACTGCAACCAGTCGATCTGCTTCTCGTACTCGTGGGCGTTGGTCAAGTCCACGCAGTCGTCCATGACGATCAAGTCAGCACGGGCACCGTAGATGTGGCCCCGCACGCCGATGGCCTGCACCGTCGGATCCTTCTCGCCAGAGTCACGGGCGGCATCGGACAGGTAGATCATCGTCCGGTTCCACGCCTCAGAGTCCTTATCGAACCCACCCATCGGGGCGTACCGCGAGATCATCTCCGCGTACTTGGGGTGCGTCAGCCGAGTCTTAATCGCGTACAGCATTTTCTCAGCCATCGTCTGAGTCTTAGACACCAGCAAGATCCTGATATTCGGATCCATCGCGATCCGGTACGTGCAGTAGTTGATCGTGATCGACGTTGTCTTCGCATGCTCAGGGGGCATGTTCACGCAGATCAAGTCACGCTCACCGGGCTGGAACGTCATGCCGGGGTGAACCCACGAAGGGTCACGGCCCTCAATCAAATCCACCACGTTCTGCATGTGCGGGAAAACCTGAGCCTCCAGATACCGCTCCGAGAACTCAGGGAACGTCAACTGCTCGCCGGAAACCGGCGCAGCCATCGAGCGCATCGTGCGAATCCGCTCAACCGCCGCAACGAACTCTTTGTCGTCACGCCGCCAACGCTCATACGTGGTGCGACCACGGTCGATAGCCGTCAACGCATCCGTCACACCCATGCCCTGATTCAGGTGCCGCAGGAAAGCTTCCTTACCCTCCGCAGGAGTACTCCCGCGCTTGCGTCCAGCCTTCGGCATCGCGGCGACCTCCAAATCGTCGTGGGGGGGATAAAGGGGGGGCAGGTGTATTTCTCACTTATGTATGTATTTACATAAATAAAGGCACGCCTCTGAGGGCGTGCCGTATAGGTATATGTATATGCGAGGCGCTCGGCTTGAAGCCTCGCTTATATACGCCCCAAAAAAAAACCCCTACATATATATATCCCTGTCCAGGGGGGTAAAACAGGACACAAAATCCTTACTTGTGACAAAACTGTTATCAAACACCTACATATACCCGTCCAAACCGGACAACAAATAGTAAGCGAATCTAAAAAGCCCCTACGTATATATACACGCGCGCCGCGCAAGCAACGCCCGGGTCAACCTGCGCCCCGTGCGCCCCGTGCGCCCACGATTGCGCCCCCGATAGGCAACTAGGCAATGACTACGGGCCTAGTCCTCCCCCGGGTGCGGGTGTTTCGCAAGCTGCCCACCATACGCCCATGCCTTAAGCCTGCCGGCTGCCACGATTGCCACGCGTGGCAGGGGAGAGACTAGGCAAGGGTGCCGGCAGATATGTCGGGTGTTTGTTTGTTGCTTGCCATATTTGCATGCTAGTGTTCTGCCGAGAGAGTCACCAACTAGTGAGTGACCATTAATGAAAGTAGGCACGTATGCAATCGACACGGGTAGAACGTGAGCTTATTTCGGGGGGATTCTCCCGAGGGTTTACGCGTGGATTGCGTGAGGGTTACGACACCCGCACGCGTTCACGCTGTAAGTCTGCGCGGGATGCGTGGGCAGGGTTTCGGGAGGGTGCGGGTTACGCGCGTAACGCGTCCAACATCCTGACGGATGGCGCAAGCCAACACAAATTGGCAAAGAATGACACCCGCACGGTGGGTTTAATGCTCACGCCCGAGCGGGGCGTGATGCGGGAAGACTTGCGCGCCTTGCGGGATCTTGCGGGATTGGATGGCGCGTGGAATTTGTGTCCGTGGGCGTCTCGAGGGTGTGCGGGGGCGTGCCTAACGTTCTCGGGACAATCGGGGATGCCGGATCAGCAGTACGCGCAAGCCGTGCGGACGGTTTTTATGTTGGCGCATCCGGAGGAATTCGGTTACCTAATTGGGTGGGAGCTCGGGGCGCTTGCGCGCCGTGGCCCGGTAGCCGTGAGGCTTAACACAACATCAGACATTAGGTGGGAATTAGTCACGCCCGAGGGTATGGCCCTAGGGCGTGAATATGGTGTGACGTTCTATGACTACACCAAAGCGCCCGAGAGTGTGCGCCCCGAGGGTGCGGGGTATGACTTGACGCGTAGCGCGTCCGAGCGGGACACGGTGGAAGACATCCGGGAATTAGTCCGAGCGGGGGAGCGGGTAGCCGTGCCGGTATTCGCACGCCCCGAGGATGATCTCCCGGACACGTGGCAAGGCTTGCCCGTGATCGATGGGGATCTATCGGACTACCGCCCGGGGGATCCTAAGGGCCACGTTCTACTACTGAGGGTTAAGGGCCACCTAGGCGCAGGTGACGCGTCCGGGTTTATCCGTCAGTTGTCATAGTGACATGGCATAATCTGGCAACGATAGG